TGGCGACTAATCGTTTAAACATTATGCTTCCTGTTCCTGTTTGGCACTGATGTTTCGTATCAGTGTGAGTAAGTATTCGGGAAGGTCTGTGTCGTAGCCTTCATCATCAGCCTTACCTACTGCAACTACATTGCCAACAAGGTGTGGCGTGTTGCCAAATAGGAAAGATAGAGCGCTCGCCATTGGATTCAGTGGCAAGCCAATCAGTAATCCATCATCATTCACATAGAGGTTGGCTACTTCCATGCCGTTGTAATCGTATAAACGCACGGCATCAATCGTTCCGTCAACACCTGTTTGGTAGTCAGGTAATTGTTTAAACAACTTCTCCTCATGCGTTCCATCAGGGCGTATGACTACACCTTTAACTGGTTTTGGTTTACTCATGTTCTCCCTCCATTTCTTCTTCGTCTAGTGATTTCATTAGGTCGTTGATGCTTGGTGCTTTTATGTCGTCATCGCATATTGCTCCATGTGGTACGAGCGTGTTTGATATGGTGCCTCCGCATACTCCGCAGGATGGCATGTTTAAATCCTACTTTCTATTAGTAATCCATCAAAGAAATCTCGCACCATGAGCAGTTCTTTCCATTGTTGCTCATCGTCTTGAGATTTAGCAGTGTCAATAGCCTTAGTTAAGGCATCGCAAAACTGTGTTATATGCTCGTAGGTGTACCCCATCATGATTAGAAGGGTCTTTCTACTGAGTTCTCAAGTTTCTTGAGCAGTTCTAAGTTACGCTTGCGTAGGTATGTGTTGTACTTGTTTAAACGGGCGTTGTCACGCATCGCAAAACCAAGCACGGTTAGTGCGCTGATTAATGCGATGATGATTCCTACCATTTCTCCAGTCGCTAGGTACATTTGTTTATTTCTCCTGTCGTTTCATGTCTTTGATTAGTTGGTGGTATCTTGCACGCACTGCATCTTTGTCATTGCGTGGGCAAGTAATGCCTGCCTCTTTGCAGAGTTCGGCGTAGATAACCTGAAAGTCGTCACGATAGAGTTCTCTCAGTATGTGTTCGGCTTTGTTAAATAACTTAGCGCGAAGTGCGTTGATGTCTTGCTGTGTTCTTTGTTGTTCTGTCATGGTGTAAGTATTGCGCACATGTAAAACAAAAGTCAAGGAAGTTCCAGGCAAAAATAAAAAATAATTTTTGATTTGTTTAAACACCAGGTAATGGAACACCTGGTTCCAGGCGGCGGTGAGTGAACTGTTTAAACAGTAGAGATAATGTAACTACAATTTGTGCGCACAAAAAAACCCCCGCCGCAGCGAGGGTTCTCTTGTTTAAACTATTAGAAGGCTAGTTCGTCTTTGTCCTCCCACCAACGAGCGTACTTTTCTGCCTTGCGTTGGTTGTATCTGCCTAAGTAATCAAGTTCGGTTGCGTAGGCAGGCTGGCTGTAATTGCTCCACCAGTTTGTGCGTTCGTATGTGCGAGGTGTGAAGGTTTGATACTCGGTCACATGACCGTCACGCACCTTGAAGTACTCGCCCTCTGCTGCTTCATGTAGCCAATCAATCTCGCAGTCTGCCATGATTGCAGCGTTCTCTACAGTTTCCTGTGTTGAGCCATAGAACAACGAGCCTGTGTTTGCTTGGGCGAGCCATAGCGGGGAGGAATTGACACGGGCTAGGTGTAGCGTTCGTGGGTCGTGTTGTGTAATCCATGCGAGCGCTGCCGTGCCATAGAGTTCGGGCAGGATTTCCCAAGGCTTGCCATCAGAGAAGGCAATCAGTGCAGCAGCAGCCTCACTATCAACCTGACCAACGCGAGGAACACCTAGTTGTTTAAACAATTCGGTGTCGTTGCTGATGTGTCCGTTGTGTGTGAGTACGATTTTACCGCGTGGGATTGGGTGGTTATTGCTTGCGATACTCGGTGAGCCTTGAGTTGCCCATCGTGTGTGTAAGATTGCAGTGGTTGCGCCGTCACATAGGCGTGAGCCTGCTTTGGGCACGAACTTTGTGGCGCTGGTTGGCGCTTTGCTAATGACACGCCTGCCGTTGCGTGGGTTAATCCATGCAGCGCCTGTTGCGTGTTGTCCACGGTGTTCAATGTCGTAGAGCATCTGCCCTGCGAGGTCGCTCGTGGTAATGCGTGAGTAATGCTTAGGGTCTAAGCAGTAGCCTGCGATTCCGCACATTTGTATATCTCCAGTCTGTTGTTGTTGGTTGGTTAATGGGTGAAGTGTATCACATGCACGGTTAGCGCTCGCAACCCTTGCAATCGGGTCGCAAGCAGTCACCGCACATGATGCGTTCGTTTAAACGCTCGCTGCTCATGAGTTGCGCACCTTGCATAGTGCCCACACTAAAAGCGCAATCAGTACGAGCGCGGAGCCGTTGAGGTATTCCATGTTTAAACACCTGTGCTTTCGGTCTGGCGTTCCATGATTTGCTTCGCCATGTCGTAATAAGGGTCCAATCCCCAACCGAGGCAGATTTGGTGAATGAGTAGCCTGCCCACGCTAATCGTGAAAACGCTTTCAGTCGGGCGGATTTCCTGCAAGATTGACTGCTCCACATAGTTGCGGATTTCTTCCGCAAATTCATGGGTACTGTTTAAACGCTTGGCTACTGCGTTGAGGTATTCGTATGCTCTGCGGTCATTTTCTAACACGAGCATAATATCGCGGGCGAATTGCTCGCGTGCTGTTGGTTGTTCGTACATGTCCAGTCCTATTCTGTTTAAACACCACGGGCTTTCCGTGGCGTTCGTGCCCGCCGTAGGGATTGCACCTACGCGATGCCCACTAGGGGCGGGCTGCCGTGCTACCCGTTTAAACGGGAGGCGCGGTTCTTGAGCCAGTCACCTGTTGAGGCGTTGAGGTTGCCAGTCACCACGAGCGCATCAAGCAGGGTTTTGCAGGTTTCAACCTGTGGCATGTTGCCCACGGACCAAGGGTTGAGTTCGTCAATCGTGGTGAGGTCTGAGCCGTTTACGCTGGCGTTTATCATGCTCGCCACGAATTGCGCCCATGCGATTGCCTTAACGCCGTTTAGCGTGCCTTGGTGTAGGCGTATTTCAACGGTGCCGTGGCGGTGCATGGATTCAAGGTTGAGCGAGGTGTAGCGATTGCCAGTCATTGCGCCACGGTTTTGGTTAGCGGTGAAATTGGCTTGAGCCTCCGCGTAACGGCGGTCCAAAATTGCACAATAGCGATTGTTTAAACGGCTAGGCGCAACGAGCGCAGCGATTGCGCCGTGTACCGCGTACCAGTTGAGAACAAAGCGGGCGAGGTTATCCTCTCCGCCATTTCCCCATTCACCAAAGGCGTTTACGCCGATGTGGACATGGTAACCCGTGGCACGGTCAACCCGTGCGCCTGCGGTTTTTAGCGCTTGGGTAACCTTGTGAGCCTCGTTTAAACGAGCAGGGCTAAGGATTGGGGATACAACCTCCGCGCCGTTTCCAACGCTGCCGTCATAAACGGCTTTCCAATTATCGGAGGTTTCATGTGTTGCGTTGGTTGCGCTGCATGTTATGCCCGCGTTGTTGAGTACGGAGGCTGCACGGCTTGGATTCAAGCCCTGTATTTCAAATTCCATTCCAAAAGTGGTTGATGCGCTCATGGTTAGCGTGCCTCCGTCATTGCTTGATTGCAGGCAGGGCAGATTGGGCTGCCGTAGGTGATAAGGGTTGAGCGAGAGATACGAGCGATGTAACCGTCAACCTCGCAAAGAACTTTGCGGAGGCGGGTTGTCTGCTTCACCGCGTTTTCTTGTGCTGCATGGCGTGCCATGTTTTGAGCCTTTCCAGTCAATCGGCACCGTGTTGCGCCGATGCACGAATTGTTGCATAGGTTTAAACGGATTACAACAACCCATAAAAATAGCGTAAAACAATCACTTTTGGCTTGTTTTGGTAAAACGGTTTAAACGATGCTCACGCCGTGCCACGCTGCAGCCTCTCACGCCATGAAATTGGAAAGTGAGTAACAAGCAAAAAAACAGCGTCATTTAATGGTTTTGCGTGATTTGGTAAAACGCGGTTGTGAGATTGTCTGCGATTTTATTGGGTTTTTTGCATGTTACCGATTGCCAGTGATTGCAGCGCTGCCAGTGATTGCGTTGTAACCGCCTGCCCTGCTAGTTCTTGCAATGCAGTGCAGTGCAGCCTGCCAAGCAGTGCCATGCAGTGTTGCAAGTAGCAGTGTGAGGTGCTGTAAAGCACCCCAGGGTTTTTAAAATGCGTGCGAGTGTATGTATGTGTGTATACATACATAACTTTGCTAGTCCTCGCCCCCCATAAATGTGGCTCTGACCTGCACTTTTGCTGATTTACTATAGATGTGGCGTAAATCACACACCCAAAAGTGTCCGATGAGGACCTTTTGGACACCTATAGTATAAGTGAGGAGGCGAAATTATCGGAGCCTCCGAACACTTACTGCGACCCTAAGGGGTCGCCCTAGTAGAAGCCCTAACCTTCGGCTTCGTTTGGACTACGCCTTCGGTTAGGAGTTTAGCCCCAAGACTCCAAATACCCCGTCTTGGGAGATGCTATGGAAAGAAAACGAACTACCTCTGCTTCGCATAAAAGCGATGCTATCAAGAAGCAAATTATTGATTTTTTAATGCAGGGCTACTCTGTCCAAAGGGCTATGGATGCCGTGGGAAGGTCAGTCAAGACCTATGAGTACTACCGAAAGGTGGACTCTGAGTTTGCCACTGCTGTAGACAAAGTGCGGTCCATGACCGCTAGAGGCGAAATAGGTGGCTCCAGAGGGGAAGTACCACCCTTCCCCGAATTCTCAGAGAAATACCTAGGCACACAGGTGTTTACACACCAACGCCATTGGATAGATTTATTAGAAGGCAGGGAGCCTTCGGATGTTCACCCTGCTATAACCTACGAGGTAGGGGCACCCGACTTATTGATTGTCAACACCCCACCAGAACATGCAAAGTCTACGACCATTACGGTCAACTATGCTGTCTATCGGATTTGCCAGAACCCTAATATCAGAATCATGATTGTGTCCAAGACACAGGCTATGGCACAGAAGTTCCTGCTCTCCATCAAGAACAGACTAACGCATCCTAAGTATCAGGACCTACAACTCACTTTTGGACCACCAGGTGGTTTTGAAAAGAATTCTGATTCGTGGAAGCAGGACCTAATTTACCTATCCTCAGAGGCACGCGACTCTGGTGAAAAGGACCCTACCGTACAGGCTATCGGTATTAGGGGGCATATTTACGGTGCCCGTGCCGATTTGATTATCATGGATGACTGCGTGGATAACACCAATGCCCATGAGTACGAAAAGCAGATTGATTGGATTCAGTCTGAGGTTATGTCCCGTATTGACGAAGATGGTGGCAAGTTGCTACTTATTGGCACCCGCCTTCGCCCAAGGGACTTGTATTCAGAATTGCGCGACCCTATGCGCTACCCAGACGAAACTTCCCCTTGGACTTATTTCGCACAACCAGCCGTTTTAGAATTTGACGAGGACCCAGATAATTGGGTAACCCTCTGGGC